GCAACTCAGGCCGAGGCTCTGAAAGAAGGGTACATGTATCTCCCTGAGGACGAGGCCCTCGCTCTCAATGTGCAGGCTGCGTATAACAAGGTAGCTAACAAGAAATTCTTGGATTGGTTGCAGGCGACTATTCCCGACACGCTCCCCGAAGGCGAGGCGGGACTCACCATGCGCAAGCTGAGCGCGGAGGAGTACAAGAAGATACGGTTCGGTGAGGAATATGTAGGAGACTTAGGCCCCGGCTTTGCAGGGGATGTGTTTGGTGGGGATAGGGCTGGGGAAGCGAAAAAAGCACTGGAGGCAGGACTGCACCCGCAATTTAGTAATGCGCTGGGGAAGGTGAATAAGGTGAATGCCCTAGGTAGGTTCTTCACCCTCGCTGCTGACGTGAGCCCCTTTAATATACAGCTCCTGTTCTTGTCTGGCTATAGACCGGGGATAGTGTATACCAAGGCCCTGCCGGGGTTCTTCAAGGCGATGGTTAACCCTGAGTTTCACCAAGCATACATGAATAAACACCGAGCTACCCTAGCGCGACATAATATACTCACTACCTTGCAGGGTAACGAGATGACTGAGGCAATGGAGAAGGGCGGGATCTTGCACTCACGGGCCGTTACTCCTATAAGGAAGCTCTTTGAGCCGTTCCAGCGTGGGTTTAACACGGCTCTAGATGTAGCGGGTGTCGAGCTTGCGGAGGGGCTTGAGCATCTGGCTAAAAACGCCGATGGCTCTGTTGATGCTGCGAAGATGGCTGACGTAGATGCCTTCATTAACGAGATTCGTGGTTTAGCATCCAGTCAAACTGTAGGCGCGTCAGCGCAAGTGCGTCAGTGGGAAACAACACTGTTACTTGCACCACGGTACAACAGGGCAATTGCGGCCCTGCTTTGGGATGCAACTCTTGGGGTTGTTGAAACAGTGGGCAGGGGTGGTCCCCAAACCATGCGGACGCGGTTAGCACGCGACGCAATGGTGAAATCTATGTCTGGGTTAATGGCACTCAACACGGCCATCACCACAGGGAGATATATGCTGAGGGTGGACCGGGATGACTGGAATATGGCCGATCTCCAAGATGATATAGGAGAGCACCTCGACCCCAGATCATCACGGTTTTTCACTTGGGATGTAGGGGGTAGGAACATAGGCCCCGGCACCAAGGTAAGGAGCGTCATACAGCTTCTTGGCAGGAGCTTCACAGACCCCAGTGCATTTGACCCCCGTAACATAGATGACGCGGGAGGGTTATATCAGTTTGCCATGAATAACCCTACCGTAAAGTTCTTGCGAGGCAGCCTTGCCCCTGTTCCCTCTGGAGCCACAGACATACTGTCTGGGTATACCTATATTGGGGAGCCGACGAGGGGCGAGATAGGCGATCCAAAAACATACTTGAATGCGGCAACAGAAGTGGTGTTGCCAGACATAATGCCTATATGGACACAGGCACTGCTGCTTGAGGGTGGTTCGATCCCGGAGAGGGTCGTTGGGGCGGGTGTGGAGTTCATTGGTGGTCGTGGCTCCCCGATGTCAATAACACAGCGTATGCAGGAGATGCACAGGCTTGATCCTGCAACACGGGACACACCTTATGAAGAGTTGTCGCTGTCACAGCTTGACGAGTATTCCGATAGGGTGGTAGAGGAAACCGGGGACCGTGCTTACCGTGGGCCTAGGGGCAAGGATCTGATGGAGAGGGACAGGATTAAACAGCTTGCCGTTGCCGATATGGCAAAGGCAGCGACACACCTGAAAGACACGCCATTCTCTAAGGGGCATCTTGGTAAGTATGTCAGGGAAGAGGTAGGGAGGATAGAGAGAAACAAGTTCAGGGAGCTATATGGCAAGTGGAATGAAGACTTGCAAAGGATGCAGGGAGGAGTCTATGAGAGACTCTATCCCGGTCGGAAGCGCGATGAGCCAGAGAAAGATACTAGGGCCCACATCCTGTGGCGATACTACAAGATGTATGACGATGCGACTGTGAAAGAGGAAGTGGCCCCCTCGGTAGAGGGAATGCCAGCGACAAAGGCGGGGAGTCTGGATTTCGAGAAACTTGATAAACTGGAAGCGGATTTGTGGGGATCTCTGGATGAGGGCGAGAGAGAGTGGCTGCTCAACAGTATCAGGCGTGACGAGCAGGACTACCCCCCTGCTATACAGCAAATGAAACATGCTAAAAGGTGGCTTGGGGCTGTGAAGGTTGACCTAGAAGGTATTCCCACTGGGTACTGGGATATACCCGAACACCCCTCTGTTAAGAAAGTAATGCGATTAGCGGTGCCCGAACTTAGCACTGAAGAGATAGACTATTGGTTTGATGCAACATCCAGCGTGAAGGAGGGCCTTGAGGTTCAACCTCTGTATAGGCGACTAGCTCAAGTAAAGTCGCAGATGGAAAGGGGCACAGGGCCAGCTACTGGGCTTATCAAGCAGTTTAAGCTTCAGTTCCTGAATGCGGCACCAGAGGGCTGGTACTCTACTATGCTGATGTATGGATATCACGTTTATGGTGAAGGCCGTGGGCTGGATGCCATGAGGGAGGCATATATGGAGGGGGCTCCATTGCCCACGGTACCCTATGAGGAACTGTATGAGGAGAGCAAGATGGCCATGAATGGAGTGGGGGTTCCATAACAAGATGTTGTGCCTGTTGACGGAATGGTGTATATATATAGAGGAAAAGGAGACTAGGATATGGTAATGCCAGAGGAGCCACAGGAAGTAGAGCAGCCAGTTAACTATCTGGATGAATCCGATCCCGATGTAGACGCAGGTCTGCCACCACCACCCGAAGATACAGACGGTGGGAATATATCAGGAGCTATGGAGGCCGATGCGCCGCTAGTTAATGCGCCTGCTGGGGAGGCACAGGCACCACCTACTGCCCCGGCGGCTCCACAGTTAGACGAGAGGATGGTGCAAGAGGTACACCAGCGACGTGCCTTGGATCATCTCCAGCAGTGGAGGGATCAGGTAGGGCAATCAGCTCGCCAGTACGAGCAACGTCTGTCGCAGGCAGGATACTCCCCTGCTATGGCTCGTGATCAGGCGCGTCGTTATGTGCAGCAGGAACAAAGGTTTAGAGAACAGGGGCAGGAAGCTGCTGAAATCTTGGGGTTTGTTGAGGGCAGACAGGTGGCTGCTATTCATTACCTTGAGAAACACGGGCTGGCTGATAAGCAGATGCTTAATGACTTACGCTTTCTGCAACAGACCGGCACCCCTGCGGAAATGGAAAAGGAAGCTAAGCGCATGAAGGAAGACAGGGCCTTACGGTCTGAGAATGCGCGGCTAAAGCAAGGACAGGTCCCGGCGCAGACCTTCGACAACAGTCAGGGGTCAGCACCGGCATCGTCCAATGACCAACGCTTGCTGGATGCTTATATTTCAGGTGACAGGTCAGAGGCGGCTACTGCTGCCGTCAAGCGTATGATGCAGTGAAGCTAGTATAGGAGGTGCGTAATGGCACAGACAGCAACTACGGGTAATCTAGAGAATGCTCAAAGGATCATAATCTCGACTGCTCGTTACACAGAGGAGCATAATGCTCCAGCGATGAACCTGATTGAGCAATTCACATTGCCCAAGGGTTCAAAACAGGTCACTGTTCCCAAGGTGGGACAGATGGACATGAGCGACCTCGTTGATGGTCAGGACATCATAGACGAGGAAGACATCGGGATGACCACGGTAGACCTCACAGCGGCTGAGGTCGGAGCCAAGATCATCATCACTGACAAGCTGGCACGGCAGAGTGCACAGAATGTGTTCTCCATTATAGGGAGACAGCTCGGTGACGGCATGGCGCGCAAGAAGGACAAGGACGTACTGGCTCTCTACAGCGGATTCAGCACCGACATTGGTTCAGCGGGTCGCGCCATGAGCCTTGCAAACGTGTCCGCAACTGTGGCGTATGCCAAGGGTAACAGGTTCGGGTCACAGGTCTACATCGTCCAGCACCCATTCGCGGTGTGGGACATTGCCAACACGGCAGTGACGGCATCGACCACATATCCCGTACCCGCAGGGTGGTCCGCTGACCTGCTCGGCAACTTCTTCAGTGGGCTAAGACCCATTAACGGAGTGCCGATATTCGAGGATGGAAATATCAGCATTGACTCCAGTGACGATGCTATAGGCGTTTGCGCTGACAAGTCTGCCTTAGCCGTACTCAAGAGTGTGGATACTAGGACAGAGCGACAGAGAGACGCATCCATGAGAGCGACCGAGGTCGTGATCACCGCAGACTATGGCGTATTCGAGCTTGATGACAGCAAGGGTGTTGCTCTTACTCTGGATGCAGCGACACCAGCAACCAGCTAGTAGAGGTATCTGATGGCAATAACAACTAAGGAACGCACTGAGTTGCGACAGGAATTGGTAGGTCAGGGTTACTCGTGGAAGTATATAGACGAGTGGCAACCCAAGGTCACGCTGTACCGCCATAGGGCACTAACAAATCCCAGTGGCGAGACGGTGAGTCCAGTGGGCACGAAGCTAGAGAATATGCCCGGGAACCCTGACTATGTGAACAAGAAGGCGAGAGCGGGCTTACTCTCGTGGCCTCCGGGTAGTGCGTGTACCTGTCGATGGTGCGTGCGGATCGTAGCTGAACAAGAAAAGGTTACAGCTATTCCCCGTGCTGCCAAGACTGGTCCGTATTACAGCCCAACCAGCTAGGTGTAACGATTGCCGTGCCTAGCGATATATTAACAACGGCATTCGCAGGACTTTGAGCCTGTAGGAGGAGCTTTGACATGGCGTTTCCAACGACGATTTATTTAAGTTATGGGATGGAGAAGACTGAGACTTCTGAGCAGAAGCAGAAGCTCGGCACAAGAGCTGTTACCCCTGATGGCAGGGTGTTCTACTATGCCAAGAACAGCTCGACGGCGATTACGCCCGCAGGGAAGATTGTGGATGGCATTGCAGCAGTGGCAGCACACGACATGGACGTTGCCGCAGCGGCTACAGATGCAGGGAAGATCACGTTCACTAGCGGAACGAGCCTGACAACGACCAAGAACCAGTATGCTGACGGGTACGTTCTCTTCAATGACGGCCCAGCACAGGGCGAGGTCTACCGTGTCAAGTCCAATACTGCGGTATCGGGTGCGACGGGCCTTTCGATAACCATCGACGAGCCAGACGGACTCAGAACTGCATTGACCACAGCGTCCCTCTTTGGTCTTGCATACAATCCATATACAGACGTTAAGGTCATTGACGGCGATGGGACGCAGACAACTGGTCCACTAGGGGTCACTGTTATCCCGGTCACGGCAAGCTACTACTGCTGGCTTCAGACAGCGGGCATTGCCTCTGTTCTATCAGGAGCAGCGGTAGCTGTTGTTGGTGATGCTGTCGGCGTTAGCCAAGCGTCCGGTGAGGACGGTGCCTTCGACTTGTGGGACGCGTCCTCGGAAGAGGATAGGCAGCCCATAGGCCATGCAATGGGAATCCCGTCCGTGGATACGGACAACCAGATTGTGATGCTCAATATTCGTAACTAGGAATTGGAATGGTAACTGATCTATGGACTCCAACGGGGACTGCCCTAGTAGGGGTAGCCCCCGTTGGGAACAACGCGGAGACAGGTAGCCCCATTGTGGCGCATACTATAATGCTCAAGGCCAAGGATAAGTTTGGTAAGGAGCATAAGATGCGTGTGCAGGTACTGGCTGACAAGGACACAAGTCAGGCACAGGTGGAAGATATGATGGGGAATGCTGCCGAGAGGTTTGTGCAGGAAGTTGGGGAAAAGTATAACAAGCGGCCTCCGACAGCAGAGGAGCGCAAGGAAATAGGCAAGGCTTTAAATGAGCTAAGGCAATATGCCAACAGGCGTATCGCTAGCACAAGTAAAAAAATTTATTTTTAGATAAGGAATAGG